TGAACCTAAAGGAGAGTTAGTTACTACTATTCAAACTATATCTGATTTTTTTGATAATGTTACTAGTACTCCTGAAGGTGAAGATACTGATAATTTAGAAGAAAAAAAAGAACCTATAGAAACTAAAGAAGCTAAAAGTGAGCAGCAAAAATTAAAAGATAAAGTATTTGACGAAATAGATAAATTAAAATTAAATAGTAATGGTAATTATGATGCTATTTTAGGTAGAGTAACTAATTTTGATTTTTCGTTTAATGGTGATGGAACTTATAGTTGTCAATTTGTAGCATTAGCTCATGGAGCTTTGATGGAATCAGTTAGATTACTAATTAGTTCTACTACTTCTGAAGATTCTACTGCTGAAGATGCAGGTGAAACTAGAGATACTACTAGGTTTAATACTTTTTTAAATATTATTAGAGAGCAAGGATTAGATGGTTCTTTAGAAGAAACTATTGAATCTTTAAAAGCTGAGATACCAGAAGATTATAATGCATTTGAAGAAAGAGTTAAAAATAGTAAGAATAGGAAAGACAGGAGATGAAAGTGAAACTATAAAAGGACTTCATTATATTTCTCTTTCTAATTTTATAGAGTTGATTAACGTAATTTTTATGCCTAAAACTGATGTTAAGGACGTTAAGTCTAATGATGTAGAATTATTTGCTGGTCAAAAATTAGGAAAAAAATCTAATAAGCAACCTGCTATATTAACTCCTTATTTAACTTTTCCTGGGCATTTTAGTTATATGCCTTCAGTTTGTTTTCTACCTAAGAATAGAGAATTTGGAGATCCATTTTCTTACTTTTTTACTAATGAAGAAGAAATTTTTAGTCCTAGAGAAAATGATATTTTAGACATAATGGTCGAGACAGGTTATTTAATTAAAACTTTTGAACATATTATTAGTCCTAGTGAAAGCAGTAAAGAAGATCAAACAGTATATGATTTTGTAAGATTAGTTCTTAATACTATCGAAAATGCTTTAGGTAATGTAAATACTTTTGATTTTCATCACCCTGAACAAAGAGATGTTGCATGTATAGTAGATAGAAAAGTAACTCCTAGCGGAAAAGATATAGAGAATTCTATTTTACAAGTTAGAGGTTTAGAATCTACTCTTACCGGATTTAAGATTAACAGTAAACTATCTTCAGATATGATGTCAACTATGGCAATAGGAGCATCCGCAGCAGGTACTGATATTGGTGAAGATTTATTAGCAGTTCAATCTTGGAATAAAGGTATACGTGATAGGTTTAATACTAACCCTGGCTATATGGGAAATAATACAGATGAACTTTCTGAAGTTGATAGAGCTAAACAGCAAAGATTTTCTAAATTGCTAGACTATGTTTGTGATGTTGACAGATCGACATTAGCTGAAGTAGATGGAGTATTTAGGAAAGAAATTAGAGATGGTCAATCTACACAAAACGATCCAAAAGATTATATTAATATAAATTCGGCACCTGAAGGTATAAAAGCAGTTTTTGATAATGTAATGCAAGATTTATATAAACTTGAAACTAGAAAAAAATCAACAAGCCCTAGCGGTTTAATTCCTATAGATATAAGTTTTACCTGTAAAGGTATTTCAGGATTTAAGATAGGTCAAGGCTTTAGTATTCAGACCGGTATATTACCAAAAAGGTATGATGATAAGGTAGGGTTTATTATTAAATCCTTATCTCATAAAATATCTTCTGATAATAAATGGACTACTGATGTTGCAGGAGTGATGACTATATTAAGTAAGCCTGAACTTGTAGATTCAGATTTTAATTTAGATGAATTTATTAAAACTGTTCAAACTAATAAAGCAGCAGGTTTACTTAGCGATAATGATATACCGCCAGGATTATTTGCATGGCCTATACCAACTTCTGAAAGCCCAGCAGGATTAGATGAGAACGGACAAGGACCTGATACTAAAGTAGCATTTATGAATTCATTTAGAAGAGAAGGAGGAGGAGGAACAGGTTCAGGTAAAGATGGAGCAAGAAGAGCTACTGATAGACAGCATAAAGGTTTAGATATATCAGCACCTCCGGGTACTAAAATGGTTGCTGCAATAGATGGAAATATAAGTTACCATAGTAAGTATACTGCTAAAGGTGGTCCTTTCTTACAAATAAAAGGAACAGGAGACTATCAAGGATACGTAATACAGTACGGTTACTGTAACCATGGAGTAGTAGGAGTTTACGATCCTGTTACTGCACCTGGAGGCGGTAGTCTAAAAGAAGTTAAAGCAGGACAGCATATTGGTTATATGACGGATATGGTAGGAGGTCATCCAAAAGTTACTTCGATAGGGGTAACGTTAAAACCGGAACAATCATTTGTTGGGTACGGAGGAAAAATGGTTAACCACGTTCATTTTAGAGTAACTGATCCAAATGGAACTAATATTGATCCTGAAACGTTACCATATAAAACTGTAACAGTATAAGATATGTATATACCTTTAAGTAAATATACGAAAGCAAAATATACCCGAGGAGGAGAGCTAGCTAAAAGCGACGGATCTAGTTATGTAGGTTGGTATTTTAAAGATTTAGCTGGTAATACTTTTGCTGGTAAAAAACCTTCTAAATCTGCAGTTAGATTAACTAAAGATGATGATGAGTTTGTCACAGTAATTCCTAATTCTCCTTTCAAACCTGATTATATTCAACCAACTGCAGGTGATTATAGTAACGGTTTCTTTACAAGATATTTTTTGCAAGATAAAAGATCTAAAAAAATTATTGAAGTAAAAAAAGAAAAATTTGATTATCATAAAAAATTTAATTATATTATAAGTTTAGAACTAGAGTGGTTATTAACTAATCCTATAGAAAATATTAATAAAGGACCTTATGTTTATTTCGGATCTTCAGCAAGAAATAAAGAAACAGTTATGAATCAAACTAAAATAGATTTTCCAAATAACTACTTTAGCAATTACTACCAGTATATAAAAGAAGAAGACGTAGAATTAACTAAAGAGGAAATATCTAATCCTAAATTTGATCCTGTAACAGATAAGGCCGATAGAGTACAAGAGAATTTATTTACTGAAGGAGGAGAATATTATATTAAAGGTACTACTAAAGAGTATGTTGGTAAGTATCATGTACATCCTACTAAAGGAGCTATGGTTGGTGCTAAACATACTAGATTACCTCACGATTCGTTAGTAAAAATAGATCCTACTAAAATGGAAACTACTACTCAAATAGATACTGGTTCTCAAGAGTTTACTCCTTCAGTTAATATTAGCGGAGGAACTGGATTTACCGCAGGTAGTAGCGGCGGTGGAGGATCTTCTGGGTATTAGTTGGTAATTTAAGATTAATTACTTATATTATAAAAAAGGTTATAGAGTGTTTTATATTTCAGAAACTGATCATCAATTAGAAAGATTACAAAATTTAGGTAGATTAGGTGCATTTATACAGGTTATTTCATCTAATGACAATTATCACCCTAAGTTAGCAAATACATTAGCAGTTTACGTAAGACCTATAGATAGTAAGTATGGCTTTATTATTCCTATCGATCATGAAGAAGGTTTAAATGTAAAAAAAGAACGTGTCTACGAACTTTTACAAAGTTTTAGTACTCTTTATACTGTAGATAAGAAAGAATTGCTTTACCACTTTAATATACAGGAATCTATTGATTTATCTTTACTTTACTCTATGGTTAAGTTTGATAGATTAGAATACTCTAAAGAAAATTCTACTATTAATTATTTTTATCATAAACATAGAGATTTTAAAGATGTAAATAAACTAATTCCTATAAGTAAGTTATATGAATCTTGTGAAAAATTATATGATCAAATAAAAAATGTTATTAAATATAAAATACCATCAGGATTCGATTTTTATAATACTACTGCTATTAATGTATTTTACTTAATAGAGCAGACTGGACTAGGAGTTTACTATGAAGCATATAATGAATTATTTAAACCTCGTAATCCTTTATATAATACCGTTAATAATACAGTTTTAACTTATTATAATTTATATAATATTACATCTCGACCTACTAATTCGTTTAATAGTGTTAATTATGCTGCTATTCCTCATTCTGATAAGCATAGAAAAGCTTTTAAACCGTTAAACGACTATTTTGTAGAATTTGACTTCGATGGTTACCATTTAAGGCTACTTTGTAATCAAATAGATTATCCACTTAGTGAAGAATCCGCTCATAAGCAACTAGCTAAGTTATACTTTAATAAAGAGGATATTACTGATGAAGAGTATAATAAAGCAAAACAGATAAATTTTCAAGCAATTTACGGAAAAATACCAGAAGATCATAAAGATTTAGAAATATTTAAAGAAATACAAGAGTATATTGACGCAATGTGGAATATGTTTAATGATAATGGAGTAGTATGGAATCCACAATCATCAAAACCTTTTACAAAAAAGTTAAAAGACATGCATCCTGCTAAATTAATGAATTATATGATGCAATCGTTGGAAACTTCAAGAAATATACTTATCTTAAAAGAAGTACTAAGGTACTTAAAAGATAAAAAATCAAAAATAGTTTTATACACGTATGATTCTATTACATTTGATTTTAGTAAACAAGATGGAAAGGAAACTTTAGAGGATATTAAAAAAATACTTGAAGAAGGTAAAAAATACCCAATAAAGTTTAAATATTCCAATAATTTAGTTTTGTAAAACAGTTTAATATTTATATGAAATGGCAAATGTTGTAGCCTCCAGGTTCGATTACGATTTAGAACCTCTTTATTTAAACGAAGATATGAGTAATAAACTGTTCTGTACTTTTGCTACAGAAGATTCGCTTGAGAGCGTACTTAACCAAATTCAAGAACGTTATAAGATTATCTATAATAAGATATTCGTTCTTTACTCTAAAAGTCAAGACGAGTATATCTGTACTTATAATGTAGATTTTGGTAATGTAGGCGCATTTTTAGATAATACTATTCTAGTTCATAGAAAGAAAGAATCTAATACTCTTTATACTATCAACGCTTTAAATACATTAATTAAGCAATTAAATGGAGGAGTTTTAGATACTACCTATAAAATAAACTGGACTGATTACCGAAATTGCATACTACTTACAAAAGGTCCTGATCTCAAAAGAATAAATACAAAATTATATAAAATTTTAGAGATATAGTTGGATAATAGATTTTTATTACCTATATTATATTAAACGTTATATTTTAAAATTAGTTATATATGGATTTAAATGCGATCAAGGCAAAATTAGACGCCTTAAACAACGGTAATCAGCAACAAGAAAAAACTGATTATACGAAAATTTTCTGGAGACCTGAATTAGGTAAACAGACAGTTAGAATTGTTCCATCAGCGTTTGACCCTACTTTTCCTTTTAAAGAGTTGAAGTTTCATTACGGTATAGGGAAGTACCCAATGGTAGCTTTATCGAATTTCGGTAAGCAAGACCCTATAGAAGAGTTTGTAAAGGAACTTAAAAAGACTTCTGATAAGGATAATTGGTCATTAGCAGGGAAGCTTAACCCGAAAACTAGAATCTTTGCACCTGTAGTAGTTAGAGGTGAAGAAGATAAAGGAGTAAGGTTATGGGGATTCGGTATTACTATCTACAAAGCATTATTAGCATTAGCTGAGGATGAAGATGTAGGTGATTTTACTGATGTTATAAACGGTTGGGATATGATTGTTGAACAACAACAAGGTAACCCTTATCCTACTACTTCGGTTAGAATTAAACCTAAGCAATCTCCTTTATCAGATAATAATGATTTAGTAGATACTTGGTTAAAAGAACAACCTAATCCGGTAGAGGTTCATTCTCAATACGATTATGATTTTATTAAGAAACAACTTCAGAATTATTTGAACCCAGGATCAGCTGAGGAGAATGCTCCAGCAGCAGGTTCGGAATCAAGTACGCCAGAAAGCTCAGGAAGTCCTCAAAAGACTGACTTTACTTTGGAAACAGCTACTGCTGGCAACAAAGATACAGTTAGTAAGTTTGATGATTTATTTAATGAGTAATGGCAAAAAAGAAAGAAGTACAAGAAAGAGCGACTGCTGCAGTACGTAAGTCGTTCAATTTAAGCAATTTTAAGAAGAAGAAAGGATTTTCCAATGCCTCTGTAAAATTTAAAGAGCAGGGGTGGATACCTTTATCAAAAGCATTTCAAGATATTACTTCCCTTCCCGGTATACCCACCGGACATATTACTTTGTTGAGAGGACATAGTGATACGGGCAAAACGACTGCCCTAATAGAAGCTGCGGTGAGTGCTCAAAAGTTGGGCATTCTCCCAGTCTTTATTATTACGGAGATGAAGTGGTCTTGGGAACATGCTAAAGAAATGGGATTACAAGTCGAACCTATTACCGATAAAGATGGTAATGTATTAGACTACGAAGGTCATTTTTTATATGCTGATAGAGGTTCCTTAAATACTATTGAAGATGTAGCAGTCTATATGGCTGATCTTATGGATGAGCAAGCGAAAGGTAATTTACCATTCGATTTATGCTTTTTATGGGATTCTATTGGTTCTGTTCCTTGTGATTTATCAGTACGTTCTAATAAGAATAATAATGAATGGAATGCAGGAGCTATGTCAACTCAATTTGGTAATAATCTGAATCAAAAAATTCTATTATCTAGAAAAGAAAATTCACCTTATACTAATACTTTAGTAGCAATTAATAAAGTATGGACTATGAAACCTGAATCCCCTATGGGTATGCCTAAACTTCAGAATAAAGGAGGTATGTCTATGTGGTACGATTCGACGTTAGTAG